AGTCTTTACAGCGAGCTTTATTCGTAAAGCAAATGAATATTTACAAGCATGTATTGATTATAAAAGAGTTTGGTTTGCTAGTAGAACTGCTTCAGATGAAAATTCATTTAATGAAACAATAGGTTTAAATATACCTTTAGAACTAATGAAAACAGAAGATAAGAAAGATTGGACGATATTAGATTTTATTGAAAATCAAGATGATTTCATATATCAAACTAAAAAACAATGCGTATTAATAGAGCATTCCGCTACAAGTCGAGGCACTCAAAGCTTTGATTTACCCCAACATCTTAAAAGAAGTGCATCGGCCAATAAAGCAAGAAAAGACAATTATTCTGCACTTATGTTAGCAAATTGGGCTGTTAAATGTTATAATGATATGATGAGTACTCAAGCTATTGAAGAAGCCCCTACTTTTTCACCAATAATGATCAGATAATGTGTAATAATTTAAAGCAAAATGGCTAAAAAAAATCAAAAACAAGCAAAAAAAACCAAAATTCAAGAAGTTCAACCTTTAATGGTCTCTGAAGCTTCATATGAGACTAGAGCCGCTACATCAAGCGATTCAAATAATACTGGCGTTAGGAGAAATGCCGCTTCAAGTATCACAAGATCTGATAGATATAAAAATATTGAAGATGGTCTAATACCATTTAGATATACTAGCGGAATGAAGAATAACTCTAATATGAGTATTAGAGATGCAGTAATTCTATGTCAAAAAGCTTATTATAATTTTGCAATATTTAGAAATACTATTGATTTAATGACAGAATTTTCTTGTAGTAATATTTACTTTAAAGATGGAAGTCAAAAAAGTAGAGATTTCTTTAATGCATTATTTAAAAAAATAAATATATTTGATTTGCAAGATCAATTTTTTCGTGAATATTATAGAAGTGGAAATGTTTTTATTTACAGATTTGATACAAAAGTTAAAAATGAAGACATTAATAAAATAACTCAAACATTTGGTTTAACAGCAAAAGCTTCAAATGTAAAATTACCAGCTAGATATATAATAGTAAATCCAGCAGATGTACAAATTGGTGGAAGTATTAATTTTTCTCTTGGTAGATATTATAAAGTATTAAGTGATTACGAATTAGAAAGACTCAAAGCGCCAAAAACTGACGAAGATAAAGAAGTGTTAGAAAGTTTACCACCAGAAACACAAAAGTTAATTAATCAAAAAACAGTTGGCATTTTAACCTTACCTTTAGACAGAGAAAGACTTGCGGCAGTTTTTTATAAAAAACAAGATTACGAACCATTTGCAGTTCCAATGGGATTTCCAGTATTAGACGATATCAATTGGAAAGCTGAAATGAAAAAAATGGATATGTCTGTTACTCGCACAATGCAACAAGCTATACTCTTGGTTACAATGGGCACGGATCCAGACAAAGGTGGAATTAATCAAAAAAATCTTGAAGCGATGCAAAATTTATTTACAAATCAAAGCGTCGGAAGAGTATTAATAGCGGATTATACAACAAAAGCTCAATTTGTTATTCCTGATATTGGCAATCTTATTGGACCACAAAAATATGAAGTAGTTGATAGAGATATCCAAATAGGTTTAAATAATATTTTAATTGGAAGTGAAAAGTTCGCTAATCAAAGTATTAAAGTTCAGGTTTTCATAGAAAGATTAAAACAAGCTAGAGAATCTTTTATTAATAATTTTCTTGTCCCAGAGATTCGCAGAATAAGCAAAGAGCTTGGTTTTAAAAATTATCCAGTACCACGCTTTGAAGATATTGACTTAAAAGATGATATTCAATACTCTAGAGTATATACAAGATTAGTAGAACTTGGCATTTTGACACCAGAAGAAGGACTTTCCGCTATCGAAACAGGAAGGCTTCCTTCAAAAGAAGATTCTTTATTGTCTCAAGAAAAATTTAGAGAGTTGAAAGATAGTGGGCTTTATCAACCATTAATTGGGGCGCCAAAAGCTGACTCAGGAAGACCAGCTGGTTCGACTGGCATACCTCAATCAACAAAAAATGTAAAACCAATAGGCGAAGGCAAACAGTCAAAAGCCACATTATTTGATATAGAAAAAGTTAAGAATAATTTTATTCTTGCTTCGAAACTTAATGAAAAAATAGAATCATCATTAAGAGAAAAACATAGCTTAAGAAAACTTTCAAAACAACAAAAAGAAATTGCATTTGAAATATCTAAAATTATTATTTCAAACGAAGAACCAAGCTCTTGGGAAAACTTAATACAAGAATATTTACAGAATCCAAAAGATAAAAATTTAGATAAAGTCTCCGAAATACAAACTATCGCGATGGAGCACGAATTAGATTCATATGTTGCAAGCATTTTATTTCATAGTAAAAGGTGAAATTAAAGGTGAAAGTTTATGCCAAATTACATTAGAGTAAAACAGTTAGACCAAACAGAATTATCTGGATTTCTTGATAATTTAGTAAACCAAAAATCATTTACGACAGATGGATTAGTATCACTAACCGGTAGTCAAAATATAAGTGGGAATAAAACTTTTAATGATAATGTTTCAATTTTCGGAGATTTAACTGTATCTGGAAATATTAGATATAATCAAATTTTAGATACAACAATTACAGGTTTTTTGAGCGGATACACTGGGTATTTTACAAATGTTTACGCAGACAATTTAGTATATAATACTGGCGATCAAAATATAGGTGGAACTAAAACATTCACATCTCGTCCAACAGTCAATGGTACCAATATTTTATTAACTGGAGATACTACCGAATATACTTTTCTCAATGACTTGTCCGTGTCTTTAACAAATAATAAAACATTTGGTAGGTACACAAATGGTCAAATAATACCAGCCAGCGGAAAAACCACCTATCAAGTTCTTGAATTAGCATTAATAGAACCGATTCCGCCAACTGTTTCTTTAACTTCAGCAACAGCCATAGTTTTTAATCAAACTGCAATCAGTAATATCTTAAGTGCAAGTCATACAATAAATAGTTTGAATGCTTCTGTATATACAGGATACCTAGAATGGAGAAGGGGCGGAGTCGGATCATATTCGCAACTCACAGGCACATCGTCTTCTTCATTTTCATTTACTCATTCCTTAACTGACGCGAATTTTAATCCTAGCGGATTTAATTATAGATATATTGTTCAAGATTCTATTGGCGGACAAAATACAGGAACATTAACAATTACTCCAACTAGTTATGTAGCGCCAAGTTTATCTTCTATATCAATTGGCTCATCTACCGCAGATTTAGGTAATATTTCTACAACACTTGCAGCAACAATAAATAGAAATTCTACTAATGTTAGTTTAACTGGTTATCAATTACAATTTCATAGTGGAGATACTAATTGGACAAATATTGGCTCTCCAGTTTCAATTTCTGGTCCATCTCATTCATTTAGTACTGGCCACAATGATGGTGCTCTAATAAATGCAACAAGTATTGCTTATAGAGCTCAAGTTGGAGACGCATATCAAACAACGCTACTCACATTGGGGACAAGATCATTTTTATATAGAAATTATTTAGGCTATAGTTCCAATACAAGTTTAACTTTAGGACAAATTGAAGCTTTAGCAAGTTCTGTATTATCTAATTCAAAAGCAAGAACGGTAAGTTCTGTTAATCCTGGCGCTGGTAATTATACATATTATTGTTATAGAGCTAGTGAAGGAGATTTGACCAGTATTACCGATGGTCTTGAACAATTCATAGGATCATTTGAAAAATTATCAGACGTTCAAGGGACAAATAGTAATGGAGCAAGTGTAACCTATAGAGTATATAAGTCTAATGCAACAAATGCATTTTCAAATACTACTCTAATATTTAGTTAATTATATGCCACTTAATAAACCAGATATTTTACAACATAATAATCCACTAAACGCGATTGTGGATTCTAATTTTACTAGAGGCGGAATAAGATCTGCAGTTAATACATTAACAGAACTATATCAAATTGGTAGTGGCGCAAATGATAAAATAGATCAGTTAAAGCAACATTCCACAAGAGTATATGTTAGTGGAGAAGGTAATTTTTATTTATTAAAAGATATTTCTAATAGAACAAATTTTAGTGGTTGGATTGCAGAAAATTATCTTTATTCTAGTGGAGACCAAACAATATTTGGAATTAAAACTTTTGCTAGTGATATTCAAGTTTCTGGTACTGGTATTTTTAACGGCCTTAATTTAAATAATATTAGTGGATTGAGTTTATCTGGGGTATATATAACTATCACAAGTGGAAATGTAGTTTTAACAAATCCAGTTAGTGCTCCTAATCTTGTATATAATACTGGAGATCAAACTATTTCTGGAGGTAAAACTTTCGATACAGGAATAACTGCCCCAAATCTCGTTTACAATACTGGAGATCAAACTATCTCTGGAACTAAAACTTTTTTTGAAGGAGGTGACTACGAAACAAGAATTGCTGGAGGTAATATAAGTTTTCATGTAAACGATAACGGAGATGCTGGAGTAAGTATTGGTTATGGCGGAATAGATTCAAATGAAGCTTTAGGTTTAGTTGCAGATAATGATATAACATTAAAAAGTAGAACTGAATATCCTATAAATTTTGGTACAAATGATATTCAAAGAGCAACAATTACTAGCGATGGTAATTTTGGAATAGGCACAGATACTCCATCTGAACTATTGGAAGTAGTTGGAAATATAAAAGCAGCAAGTGGAGTTTATGCTTCTAATTTAGTTTACAATACTGGCGACCAAACAATATCTGGTGTTAAAACTTTCACACAAACAGCTTCTTTTGGTACTCTCCAAATAAACAATAAAAAACTATCTTCTTATTCTCTTAATTCAAATAATTTTATCTTTGATAACAATTATTTAAATTTTGCTAATAGTTCAAGTAATATAACAGGAGCTTTACCTAACAATATAATTTCTGGGACCAATTATTATGCTAAAAATCTTAATAATGGAATATTATTAATAACAGGGTCTGGTGGAAGAACCATAGATGGATTTACTACTTTGAATCTTTATAAAAATGAGAGTGTTCAACTTGTAGGTGTAAATAGTGCTGGTTACATTGGTTGGGTAACAATTAGTGCTGACGGAGGAATAAGTTAATATGGCTGATATATTAAATAAGTTAAATAGTGCGAATTTTGTTACTGTTAAAGTAACAGATAATGCTATATTTAATGGTAATAATCTTTTAGCGGCTTACTCTCTTGCAAAAACTATAAATCCAAATGGAATAGCGAAAAGCGCAACTAACAGACTTGCTGTTGTTTTACCAGCTGCTATATATGATTTGGGAACCCAAAGTTTAGTTCTTGATACTGAGTTTATTGATATAATTGGTTCAACAAGCGACAGAGATAAACATTATATTAAAAGTAATGTTGGAGTAGCTAATAAAGGTGTGGTTGAACAAACAGCTAATAATATTAAATTATATAATCTAACAATACATAATATTAATACTACTTTTTCTGATGATTCTTATGATGAAAATCCTGCTCGTGCAACTGCTTACCACCCAGCCTCTGATTTACCTCTTACATATTTAGAGAATATAAAATTTTTAGGTAATGATTTTAATATTTTTTCAATGAGAATGTCAATAACTTATAGTGGAACTTATGTAAATTGCACTGGTGGAAATTTTTCATTTGGTGGCGCTGGTGGTGGTGGCGGTGGTAATTCTGGTGGAAATTTAAGTGGAACTTTTAAGGATTGTACTGGCGGACATTATTCATTTGGTGGCGGTGATGAAGATGGTGGAGGTTTAAGTGGAACTTTTATAAATTGCACTGGCGGAAATTATTCATTTGGTGGAGGTGGCGGTAGTGAATTGGGAGTTTTTGATGCTAATTCTGGTGGAACATTAAGTGGAACTTTTAAGGATTGCACTGGCGGACATTATTCATTTGGTGGCGGTGAGCAAAGAGGTGGAACTCTAAGTGGAACTTTTATAAATTGCACTGGCGGAAATTATTCATTTGGTGGCTGTGCTAATCTTGATGATTATGATTTTAATTCTGGAACTTTAACCTTAGCATCAAAGTTCACAAATTGCACTGGTGGAGATTATTCATTTGGTGGTGGCCCATTTGTTGGAACTGTGCTTGGAATTTTTAAGGATTGTAAAGGTGGAATTGGCTCTTTCGCTAATTTATAAGGAAAAATATGGCAAATCAAATCTTTCATTTTTCAAATTCAGGAATATCAAGTGGTCAAAGATTTTATCTTAAAGATGATGTTAGTGGAATATTTTTAAGTAAATTAAATGTAACATCTGATAGCAGAATAGAAGCTGGAACTGGAATTTTTAACTCTCTTGATTTAAATAACATTGATAATCTAAGTCTTTCTGGAGTAGATGTAACCATAACAAGTGGAAATGTAGTTTCAACAAATTCAGTAAGTGCCCCTAATTTAGCTTACAATACTGGAAACCAAACTATTTCTGGAGTTAAAACTTTTGCAACTGGAGTAAATATTAGTGGTCATGTGGGTATTGGTATTAATAATAATGATAAATTCGGATTGTATGTTAGAAAATCCCGAGCAGGAGTTAGTGTAAATCCAGATGATGGTAGTATTGCTGTGTTTGAAGGAAGTGGAAATTCTCATATAACTGTTCTAGCATCAAATGCGCAAAGTGCTGGCGTGGTACTTGGTAGTCCAGCTGATAACTTTGGTTCATACTTAAGCTGGAATTATGATAATAGTGAATTGAAGCTTGCAACTGACAAGTCTGGTGGTTTCATATCACTCTTGACTGACGATGAATTATCAGCTGTAAGAATTACAAGCGGTGGTAATGTTGGTATTGGCACAATTTCTCCATCTGAAAAATTACAAGTAGTTGGAAATGTAACTGTGAGTGGTAATATTATAGTTTCTGGAAATAATATTTTGATTGCGCCAGCTAATTATATTTATATAACAGGTAATCAAACTTCAATTGTAAATGGAACAAAATATCTTGCAGTCACAACAGGTCGTTCATTTGGATTTAATCTTCCTGCGTCTCCATCAACAGGAAATTATCTTGAATTTGCTGATCCATTTTATACTTGGAGCGGAAATAATTTTATTTTAAGTGGAAACGGAAATAATATAGAAGGCGAAAATTCTCCATTTACAGGAGATGTAGCAGGTTTAAGTATGAAAAGTGTTTTTGTTGGTGGAATTTATGGATGGAGAATAGTGTAAAGGTATATATGGGAAGTTTAAGAAATTTAACAGACGCAAAATCAAATTCAGCAACAGACTCTTTTGATCTTTCATATGCTGGTACTTTACCAACACCTAGTATTCCTATTTTTACAACTACCCCATTAAGAGATACTTTATTGAGTGCATCTGGTCGTCAAGCCGCAACTTTTCGCTATGGAAAATGGATCACAACTCTTTTTATCGTTGGAAATAATAGCTTAAACTTAGATAACCTCACATCTTTATCTTCTACAAATATAGTAGGAGTTAGAGATTCTTTCACCATGCAAAATTTGACTAAGTTAACTAATCTTAGCTTTCCTGTTCTAACTTCTGTTGGTTTATCTTTCTCCCCCTTTAATGGTAGTATGAATTCTCTAACTAGCCTTAGTTTTCCTAATCTAGTCTCTATTGGCTCGGCTTTTAATAGTAGCATTGGTACTAGTATAAATTCTCTAACCAGTATTAGCTTTCCTGCTTTAGTTTCTGTTGGTGGAGCTTTTGGATTTACTGGCAGTAGCTTTAGCGCAAATTCTCTAACCACTATTAGCTTTCCTGCTTTAGTTTCTGTTGGTGGAGCTTTCACATTTATCGCTTTTAGCGCTAGCTTAAATCTTATAAGTGCAATTGAATTCCCTGTTCTTGCTTTTATCGGTGGTGCTGCTACCGTAGTGGCAGGAACTAGTAATTCTCTTACTACTATTAGCTTTCCTGCTTTAGCCTCTGTAGTTGGTGGTTTTTTACTAATTACAAGCACTGCGCAAGCTCTTACAGTTGTTAACTTGCCTGCTCTAGCTAATGTTGGAGGGGTAATTCAGCTTAATAGTAGTAACGCAAACAGTATTACCACTATTGAACTTCCTGCTTTAGCTAATGTTGGGTCGACTTTTACGATTTATGGTGGGACTACTTCAATGAATTCTTTAACTACTCTTTTAATAGGTTCGACTTTAAAAAATATAAATGGAAATTTTGTTAGTGGAAATGTAGGCCTTGATAGACACAATGCATGGTCAGCAAACACATATTATCCATCATATAGATTATCCACAGCACCTGCATCAGCTTTTTCTTCAACTGCAACAGGAACAACATGCACTGTAGATATTGTAAACCATGGACTTCAAACTGGTGATATAATTACAGTTTCTGGTATTACAGGAACGTCAGTATCAAATCACAATTTTAATGTAGCAGCTGTCCCAGTTACTCGAATTACTGCTGATCAATTCACATATACTTTTCTTGCTGCAACCACGCAGATTGCTTCAGGCACAGCAACAATTCAAAGGCAACAAGTTGCTGTTACACCTATAACTAAAAATGGAAGAAAATATACTTGTACGATCGCAGGAACTTCTGGCGCTTCAGAACCTACTTGGCCCACGACAATTGGAAATACTGTTGTAGATGGTACTGCCACTTGGACCTGTTCAGAAATGTCCTTGCCTAATATCTTATCAAGATTAGATGCTTTAGATGGAACAAATGGAACAACTACCTATGGCGCTAATCGAGCTATAACCCTTGAGCCAACTTCCTTATTACTTAATGTAAACTCCATTAGTACATCAGCTGGAGTTGCTACAATCACAACTGCAACAAACCACGGCATAACAACTGGCACACAAGTTGTAATTTCTGGATGCACTGGCGTTGCTCTTAGATATAATGGTGTGTGGACTGCTACTTCAACTGGACCAACAACTCTTACAGTGCCTGTACCAACAGATTTAAATGGTGTTGTGGGTGCAGGGGTTATGAAGCTAACAAATTCAAGCCCTCAATTCACAGGAAGCGCTCCAATATCTGCAACAACTATAGTAGGCGCAGCACACGATTCTCATATATTTCTTAGTACTACTCAATTGAGAGATAGTGATAATGGAACGCTTTTACCACAATTTTTTCCAGGAATTTACAATCGTAATGGCACATCAAATGGTTTTCCAAGATATTCATGTACTGAAAATGGATTCGATATATGGTATGACACAACAAAAAAACGTTGGGTAAACTCTCCATCTCAATACACAGGGCAAACTGCAGCAAGTGCAGATTATCTGCACACACCACAAAGTGTATCTATTGCTTCTACATCAGCTGCGAATCCAGCTGTCATTGTATGTTCGCAGGCCCATGGTGGATCTGGATCTGAAGTATTTACTGTTGTAATAGAAGGTTGTTCAAATGCAGCATTAAATGGATCTTGGACTGCTACTGGAATAAGTTCAACCACATTTACAATTCCTGTAAATGGATCAGCTGGAGCAACAACTAATAGCGGAACAGTTAATGTTTTAGATCAACCATTCAATCAGGGTAGACTTACAAATGGTAATGCGAATGCTCCTCGGCAAGGCATTCAACAAACAATAACAACGAGTGTCAATCATGGATTTACTACAAATGATTTTATTCATGTTTATGGTGCTGTTGGAACCCAGGCAATAAGCGTTAATGATTTGAATAATAGCGCTAATATAAAGAGTGTTACGTCAGCTATTACAGTAATTGATCCAACCAATTTTAGATTTGTTCGTTATTCAAACTCACAGCCAGTTGTTGGTAATTACTCCTCAGTACTTACAACAATGCCCCATATGAGAGCCCCATCTATAAATGATGTAGCTTTTTATAAAACACTAAAGCTTCGTGCAAAAGGGTTAGTAGTATCTGTTGCGGGAACTACAGGAATTTAATTATTATTAATTAGATTTTAAAATTATAACTATATATAATATAGTGTAATCTATTATGAGAACTATGCTATCTAAAATATTTGGTCACAATTGGAGGTCTAGCTCATCTGGTATTGCAACAGTTGTAGCAGTTACCACAGCAATAGCAATTCACTCTGATCCAACATTAATACATTTTCTTCCAGATATTGCACAAGAATATATCAATGGTATAGCAAGATTAGTAGCAGTAGTTTCTGGTATAGTTTTTGCACTTACAGTAAAAGATGCAGCAGTTACTGGTGGATCAGTAGCTCAAACAAGTGAAGCAAAAGATAGAACACATGGAGAAAATATATGAATAAATTACAATTAGCCGCAGTTGCTCTTTTGAGCGTATTTCTTGGAGCTTGTGCCACAACCAATACTGGAAAAGTTGATGTTGCAACAAGTGTTGAAAACACTCTTCCTTATGTTAAACCAGCAGTAATATTAGCTTGTACTGTTGTTCTTGATCAAGCCACTTCTGGCAATGATAGAATTGAAAAAGCTAAGATGATTAATCATGTTGCAGCAATTGTAGAAGCACTAACAGTTGGAAATACTCCAACTCCAGAACAACTTCAAAAAGCTCTTAACGATTATCTTCCAAGTGAAAAAACTCATTGGGCAAATTATGTTACTGTTATCAAAGATCTTTATGCTCAACAATTCGCTAGACTAGATGGAAATGGTGCTCTTGCAGTAAAGGTACTTAACGCTATTGCTTCTGGATGCAAAGACGCAACAGCAAGTTACGTAGAGTAATCATGCCAACTGGAATATTAACAGCTATACTTTCAGCAGTATCTGGAATATTCGCAGCAATCAATAATGTGTTCGGAGCAAAGAACACAAAAGAAATGAAAGAGCGTCAAGAAGCTCAAAAAGAAGTTGATCATCAAAGTGGAATCGAAAATGCAGTAAAGGAAAAAGACCTTGAACAAGCTCGCAAGCATATTAGTTCTTAATTTTCTTCTTGTTGGATGTGCTACTGTGACACCAAATAAAATACAAGATGACAAATCATCTTATGACGCAACAACTCCAAAGCAATATGATAAAGATAATGGTGGATTAATTTCTTTTATTGGTGATGATGCACTTATTACTCGTCAAGCGCGCGAACGATATAATAATCTAATTAAAATGTACAGAATTAAATTTAAAAAAGAAAAAGCAATTGATCTAAGCGAAGACTCTGGAATAACTTCTTATAAAGATAATTTTGGCAATCAATTATTTCTTATTAGTAGCGAACATCTTGTTTATTTTGGCGTTATGAACTCTTGGCTAAAAGAAAAAGTTTCCCAAGACAATATACTAGACAAGACCATAGATAAAATAAATAATTAAAAAAATGGGCAGCTTAACTTTAAAAACACAAAATCTAACTAATTTACTCCCTTATGCTCTTGATACTTTTAATAATCTTTATATATTTAAAGGTGGAGCAGCAAATACAATAGGCACAGTTTTTAATAAAGATGATTTTATAAAAAACCTTTCATCTTCAAACTCTGATAGATTAGCTATATTTACTCCTGATTTTGCTTCTTCAGCTAATTATTGGGTTAGATCTAGTACTAATCTATGGACTAGAACTAGCACTAATACGGTTTCAACTGATGTTGTTATTCCAGAAAATTATATTATTGTAATATTTGCTGCGGGTGATCCCTCTTTGAATTTACCAAAATCAATAAATAACGGAGCAATTGTACAAAGATATAATCAAGGCAAAACTTCTATTAAAAAACAAAACTTAAGTATATTAAAAGGTCAAGGATTTTATCCAGAATCAGAAATAATTTATATTTTTAAATCTGCGGTAAATAATACTTTAGGTAGTATTTTTAATTATCTTCAATTTGATGATTACGTAGAAGTTATAAATATTTATTATGAAGGTTCTCTTTCTGGACAAAGTATGTCTTTTGCCTCTGATGGATCAAATTGGATTGATATTAGTGCTCTTGAAAATGCAGATAATTATGTAATTCCAGCAAATTCAATAATTATAATGAATTTGAGTTCAGATAAAAATATAACAGTAGGTGGCGGAGCAATTATACAAAAATATTATAGTGGAAAAATACAATTATATAAATTTCTACCAAATCGTTTACAAGGTTTAAGTCTTTGGCTCAAGGCTGATGCTGGCGTTACGCTTTCTGGTTCAGATGTAACAGCTTGGGCAGATCAAAGTGGGAATGGCAGAAATGCAACGCCCTATAACCCCACAGACAAGCCTCTTTTTAATGCTTCTGATAAGAACGGAAATCCAACCATATCTTTAACATCAATGTCGGATGAGCTTGAAAGAGTATTTACAATTTCATCAAATCCCCTTGGGGCAAGTGGATCAACGGCCTTTTCAGTTCAATATGTGGAAGATGTTTGCGGTGCTGGTGATGACAACGGGCCGATATTTGGAAATTTTGGAGGGAGCGAAACTCAAACTCATTATCCGTATGGGCCAGATTGTTTAGTTTATGATGCTTTCGCAACAACTTCAAGAAAAGTGGAGTTAACTCCACCAACAGCCATAACTGCCACTTGGAGTATTTACTCGGTTCATAGCACAAACGGAGAGTGGAAGGATTATGTAAATGGACAGTTAATGCACTCTGATTCAAGCAACATATACAATAATTCGGTTGGGGGAGATGACACAACTCTATACATAGGAAAACAAACAGCAAATGGAACTTTCAGTCTAAAGGGTAAAGTAGCAGAAGTAATCGTATACAACCGAGTCCTAACAACTGAGGAACGCCAGCAAGTCGAGGCATATTTAAATTCTAAATACGCAATCTATTAATATTAAAATATGTTAAGTAAAAAATCCTTAGATCTCATTTTAGAATTTGAAGTTGGCGGAGGCGAAAACTATTATAATAAATTTTTAAAAAATCCAGCTTGGCCCGAAGGCCAAAGCGGAGTTACAATTGGCGTTGGTTATGATTTGGGCTATGTAAATAAAACTGAATTTAGCGAAGACTGGAAAGAATTACCCAAAGAAACTTTTGATAGATTATATAAAGTAGTTGGTATCAAAGGATACAATGCTAAGAATCTTATTAGAGCATTAAAAGATATAACTATTCCTTGGGATCTTGCACTAAAAGTATTCAATAATAAAACAGTAACTAAATTCTATAATTTAACGCGCCAAACTTTTCCTAATTTTGATAATCTTCCAGAAGATGCAAAAGGTGGATTAGTTAGTCTTGTATTTAATAGAGGAAGCGCTCTTGAAGGGGATCGTCGCCGTGAAATGAAATTAATAAGAGATGGCATGAAATTAGTATCTAATTACGATCAAAAAGCACTTACCTTTATAGCCAACCAAATAAGAAACATGAAAAGAATATGGGCTGGAGGAAGTATTGAAAAAGGCATGAATAGAAGACGAGACGCTGAAGCTAAATTGATAGAAGAATCTTTGGTGTAACTAAAGCATGGGTTTAGTAAAATCTATAGGAGGTTTGAATAACGGAAGTTTATATTCCGTAGGGTCTTCTAATGCAAAAGGCGGAGTATATACAAATGATTTTACAACCGCAACTACGACAACAGCTGCTCCAACAACCACCACAACGACAACAACAGCTGCTCCAACAACCACCACAACGACAACAACAGCTGCTCCAACAACCACCACAACGACAACAACAGCTGCGCCAACAACAACGACCACAACAACGACAACAACAACAACGACCACAACTACAACACCAGCGCCAACAGTATTTACCGTCACGAATAGTGGTGCTAGTGCATACGTAATTAATGGATCTAGTAATCCAGCACTAACTCTTACAAAAGGTTTAACATATACATTTAATATTACCGCTCCTAGTCATCCTTTCTTTATCAAAACAATTCAAGGCTCAGGAACAGGAAACGCTTATAATACAGGGGTCACAAATAACGGAACTGATAGTGGTACAATAACATTTGTTGTTGACGCTGGCGCTCCAAATACTCTATTCTATAACTGCTCACATCATCCTGCGATGTTTGGCGTGATAAATATTACTGGTTAAAATTTGTAAGTATTTTTATAAATTTAATTTTAAATCAATAAAAGACTTTAGGCTATCATACTATAATAATCATTTAGAAATTTAGGAAATAATTTAATCTCACCTTTTGTATTATCTGAATTCTTGTCTACAAAATTTAATATAAATTCATTTGTTTGATCTCCTAATCCTGATATATGAACCGTATTCATTCCCCATCTAAAAATCATTGTGTGTTTCTTTAAATTCGATATATATATTTTTGCACCGTAATCAAATACAATTACAGCGTCTTCAGCGGTTATTCGTTCAGGAAATTTGATTTTATCTAAATATTTTTTTGCAAATATATTACCATTATTTACGTTAGAAGATTCTTCTTGAAATTTATTGTCTAAAAAATAATACATTCCTTTACTTCTGTAAATATCATATCCTGGATTGTTTTGTATATCTATTTTAGCATTTTCCAAAGCCCAAGGAGTTAATAAATCATCGTCATCTAATCTATATATGTAATCATATTTGCATTGCTTGTATCCCCATTCAATCTTAGCTGATATTGTTGCAAATCTTGTTTTATGATTAATAATTTTTATTTTTGGATGATTATAAATATAATTTATATCAGGATCATCGTTAACAACAACCATTTCAGATTCTATCTCAGGCGATTGTTTTAAAAATGATTCTATCGCTTCCTCGAGAAGATGAGCTCTTTTGTATGTTAATGTTAAAACGCTAATCATAATTTCCATTTTTTAGTTTTTCATTCCAAATAGATCCATGCATCCAAGATGCTAATGCTTCATGTATAAAACACTTGTCCTCTACATCTTTCCAATGAATTACTTGTAAATTAATATTATTTAATTTTTCTCTAAATTCTTCAACTATTGATTTATCAGGATGAAGACCAAGATGATTGCAAATAACTTGACTCCACCAATTTGGACCAATCCATTGACCTTCATGACTTATATTATCAATCATATTTTTTAAAAGTGGATTATCTTTCTTAAAACCAAATATACCATTTGACAAGGAAGACATTTTATAAGATTCATCATAAACAATAAAACCATCATATTCTTTGTATGGTATAATACTTGAATAAAAACCCTCTATTGTTTTAAAATCAGCATCTAAATAAATTCCACCAAATTTATAAACTACATATAGTCTTAATAAATCTGCTTTAATTGCTGATTCTTCATAACTATCATATATTTTTTTAAGATTTTCGGGCAGCTCAGGTAAATTACTATCATTCCAAAGATAGTAATTAAAGTCTGGATGACGTTCTTTTACTTCGTTCATATAATGTTTTATATGACTTGGTATTCTAGTAGTACCTACCCAAATTTGATGTATGTTATTTTCTATCATTTAACTTCTTGTTTTATTATATCGATCACAGTAACTCATTTGGATATTTTCCATAAAATGCAAAGTGTGCAGTATTGAAACATGCTTGCACTTTGTTTTTATCTAAGCCTTCTTTAGAGAAATGTTCAACAATGTCTTCGTAACCCATCTCTAATTCAAATCTTCCTATAAAATAATTACAACATCTATCCTCTAGAATATTAGGAAAAGGAACTCCATTTGGTCTATTAAATCTATGAAGCCATTTGAAATCTTGCAAACATAAACATCTGCCACCTTTTTTTCTATATTTTTCATGTATGTATCCTTCTTCTCCACCAAAGCCCTTGAATAGATTATTGAATCCTAGCCATTCGCTTTTTTTGCAAGAAAAACTTCCTAAACCCATGCTTGGAATTTCAAAGTATTTATCTTTTGATTCTTTGGTTGCCCATGTACCGTAAAAATTTGATCTCCATATTGGATCTAAATGAGTAGCATAAGATCTTAAATCATCATACACCATTGGACCTTGAATAAAATCATAAGGTTTATGATTATTTAAATAAAAATCTTTTAAAGCTTTAATACTATTTGGAAAAAATAAAACATGACTATCCGCAATAATGACATGCTCATTTGTTGCAAATTCAAATACTTTACTTCTATTAGATGTGCTTTTCTTTTCTGTATATTCTATATATCTTAATATAACTCCTGGAGATTGCCAATTAGTAAGGTCTTTGTTAAGCTTGCCATGAATAGACGTTGGATTATTATCTAATATAATTATTTCTGATATTTCTGGATGATGTAATCTTGCAGATTGAACTGTAAAATATACACCTTCGTAATCATCATATGTTGATATGCCTAATGTAAACACTATGTATAATATATATTTATAAATATAATATCTAAGTTAAAATAATACTCAGTGTAATATTTATTATGAAAAAGTTAATATTAATATTGCCGCTATTTTTATTAATATCTTGTTCTGAACCAAATTTAGATAGTAGAGAATTACCAACTAAATACCCAGAAACACCAACTATGGGATCAGCAGATGATATTAGTAAAGAGCTTTATAAGAAGTAATTAAAATTAATTAAAAACATCCCCCTCTGTAAGTGTATAATATATATAGTATGAATTGTAATTCTGAACAATATGGATTTGAATTAAATGCTAAAAGAAAAGGACCGAAATCTGCTGCCCAAACTCCAGCTAAACCATCAGAAAGAAAAAAAGGTTCGTCTCGGAATAAACCTGGAAGCGCAGGAACCAAAAGCGATAAGGCAATTGAATTTTCTAAAAAAGTAGTAGAGGCTCTTAAAAATAAAGTTAAAGAACATAATAGCAAAAATAAGAAAAAAGTAACATTAGGGCAATTAAAAAAAGTTTTTAGAAGAGGCGCTGGAGCTTTCTCATCATCTCATAGGCCTGGTTTATCTAGAACCGCTTGGGCGATGGCAAGAGTAAATACATTTTTAAGAATGGTAAGTGGAAAATCAGTAAAAGATTCTTACCGCAAAGCTGATAGCGACATCGCTCGCGCTTCAACAAACGATTACATAATTGAAGCTAGTTTTGAACCTAACGAAGAAGACCTTAAAGAAGCAGAAGAAGATATTAAAAAACATGATCTTAATGATTTTGATTTTATTTCAGAAGATGAATTATACCTAGATGATGAAGAAGATGGTGTAAGCATATATGGCTTAGAAATAATATAATTATGAAAAAAAATAAATTTGAATCAATTTTTGCGAATATTAAAATTCGCCCAGTAGTAAGTGAAGAAAAAGATAAATATCTTTCAGTAGCTTCTCTTGATAAGTTAAGAAAATTTCTTCCAGACATAAATACAGATGATAATGTTGATTTGCTTCCTGTAGCTTTTGATGCTTGTGTTGTTAATAGAGTTAACAAAAATGGTGATGTTATAGATGGCGAAACAGCAGCAAAAATTGCTAAAAATTTTGTTAATAAACCGATAAATATTGAGCACAATCGCAAACAAGTCATTGGCTGTATAGTGTCTGCTAGTTTTAGTAAATTTGGATCTAATGAAAGTTTAGATGAAGCAGATGTAAAAAGCATGAACACTCCATTTAATATTACTCTTGGTGGAGTTATCTGGAAATTAGTTGATCGTGATCTTGCTGATCAAATCGAAGAAAGCAATGATCCAACAAGCGATAATTATATGACAATTTCTGCTAGTTGGGAACTTGGATTTAATGATTACAATATAGTTGTTTTAGAATCGGGCGAAAAAAATATTGAAAATGGTATGATTGTATCTGACGCAGATGAAGTAGAAAAGATGAAAGATAAATTAAAAGGATTTGGCGGTTCTGGTAAATTAAATCAAGACAAATATATTTATAGACAAGTTTTGGGTAAAGTTGTTCCGCTTGGCGTAGGATTTACATTAAATCCTGCTGCAGATGTCCAAGGCGTGGCAACACAATCTGAATCACCAATTAAAATTGAATTAAAAACAAAGGAAAGTTTAGATGAACAAGATGAAAAAGATGAGGTTAAAGCAGATGTAAGCGAATCTATATCTGAAAATACCACTTCCCAAGAAGACAATTTAAATGTAAAAAAAGAAAGGATATATATGAAAATAACTAAAATTGAAGATATTACCGACTCTCTGCTTAAAGAAGCCACAGCTAGTTCTGTGGTTGAATTTATTGCAGAAGAAATTAAAAAAGCTAATGAACAATTCGTTGCTGAAAAAACAGAAAAAGAAAATGAATTAAAAGCAGCAAATGAAAAAATTGCCGCTGTAAATGCAGATCATGAAGCAGTTAAAAAACAAGTAGAAGAATTGTCTCAAAAATTAGCATCCTTGGAATCAGAAAAAGAAGCAAAAGCCAAGGAAGAAACTTTCAACATGAGAATGACTTCTTTCGATGAGGAATACGATCTTGAAGACGAAGATCGTAAAGTTATTGCCAAAGCAATAAAAGATATCAACGAAAAATCTTTCGAAGAATACAAGGAAACCCTTGCTGTTCTTATGAAAGAAAAGAAAAAGTCTTATAAAAAAGCTATGGCCGAAAAGATGCAAAAAGAAATGGCTGTTAAAGCCAAAGAGATTAAAGCATCCGAAGCTACAGTAGTCGCAGAAACAACCCAAGAAGTTGTTGAGCGAGCTGTAGATAATGGCGTAAAAGCTTCAACAGAAATTCCAAATTCTTCACCAGCAGGGCAACCAAGCGTAAAAGAAAAATACGCAGCTGCTTTTGCTTTAGAAGGATTTGAATTAATCAATAAATAAGGAGAAAAATATGGCACATAATTTAAGACCATTCAGAGATTACGACGAACACGACGTTATTAATCTATTTACTTACAGTGGATCAGCTTTACCTGTTGAAAAAGGTATGGTTGTTAAAGTTGTTAATGCAGGTTTCAGCTCGCTAGGCGATGCTGCTAATCCAATCGAGCAACTTGAATCACTAAGTTCAACACCTTTCGCAAATTCAGCATCAGCTAGATTTGGAGTTAAAGGTAAAGTTGCCCCAGCCACATCTGGCGATGCTGGCGTTCTAGGCTTAACTCTCATGGATATGAGAGAAACAGACGAAAATGGTGAGAAATTAATTTTCAATCCACGTAAAGCCGCAGAAATGGGAGTAGTTGTTAGCGGACAAGCAATTCCAGTTCTAACTAAAGGCATCGTAACCTATAGTGGCACAGCTGCTACAGCAGGTCACTATGCATTCGTTGCTGGTACTGCTGGAGAACTAGCTTCTAACGCAACTCTACCTACATCGGCAATAAAAGTTGGCAGATGGCTCACTACAGCCGGAAGCGACAATATTGCTCTATTAAAAATAGAACTCTAATCTTATAAAGGAGAAAATTTAAAATGAAATTAAGATTAAAAAATACCCCAGAACAAATTGAGCTCGTAAAAGCTATGGGCAGCCGCGAGGCTTCCGTAGCAAAAGAAGCTCAAGAAGCTTTTGCGGCTTTTCTTGGACCAGTCGTAAACAAAGTCCTATTAGAAGCAGCAACTTCTTCCGCAGTTTATACTGATCTACCTTTTGATGAAGATGACAGTCCCTCTATCCCTCTTGATCTATATCATGATGGTGGTGAAGGTTATGTAACCACTTGGAGTCAAAGCGTCGCTGGTGGTCTTCCAACTTCAACAGTTGAAGGATTCAGCGAAATGAAAGTTGCTACCTATCGTTTAGATAGCGCAGTTAGCTTTCTAAAGCGCTATGCTCGTCGTGGTCGTTTAGATGTAATCAGCAAAGCCGTTGAACGTATGTCCAATGAAGTTCTTGTAAAACAAGAACGTAATGCTTGGGCAGTAGTTCTAAAAACTCTAGCAGATAGCAATAACATTGTTAAAGCTGGTGGCGCTTCTTTCAATCTTGGCGATTTAAACTCTCTAGTTAAATTCGTTAAAAGAAAGAATACCTCTTATGCTGGCGGTTCAACAAGCAGCTCTTATGGCCTAACCGATATCTTCGTTAGTCCAGAAGTAATGAGCGATATTCGCGCATTCGCTTACAATCCAGTCGGTGGAACTTTAGCTACTAACGGGAATACCTCTACTCCAGTTACAGATTTGCCAGCTGGTGTTCGTGAAGAAATCTATCGCGGTGGTGGTGCTCAAGAAATTTATGGCATCTCAATTCACGAACTAGTTGAACTAGGCTCAAATCAAAAGTATACCAAGCTCTTCAATGAGTTTGCTACTACTGTTGGTCAAAGTGGTGCTACTTTGGCTTTTGCTGATGCTGATGATGTTGTCATTGGTATTGACTTAACCAAAGATTCCTTTGTACGTCCAGTAGCTCGTCAAGCTGAATCTGGTGGAACATTCACTGCTCTTACAGACGATCAATTCTTGACTCGTTCTGATAAACTAGGCTTCTATGGATTCCTAGAAGAGGGTCGTGCCTGTGTAGATTCACGCGCGATTGCTGGTATCGTAATTGATGAGTAATCATTAATTAGATTAAAATTAGAAAGCCCACGGAATAATACTCCGTGGGTTTTCTTTTTTTAGACATAAACAAATATTATAACTATAATCTATTAACAGGAGAAAATATGGCAAGAAAAAATTCAAAATTAGATAATATTCATCAAACTCATGGTAAGGTAGAAAAACCCATTAGTCTAGACCAAGTTTGGGGCGACGATGGTCAAAGAAAATATGGCACACTTGATCAAGGAGATTACGATCAATATTTAAAAGAATGTACCAAAAGCGATCTTCAAGCTCACGCAGTTAAAATTGGTCTTGTACCAGTAGACAATAGAGAGACTCTTGTAAAGAGATTAAAACAAGAATTTGTTAAATATGTTAGTCAATTTAAATCTAGACCAAGCATTAACAATGGAAAAAAACTTTCAAAAGAAGTAAAAAATATTTTAGCAGAAGGTCGTTAATCTTAAAAATAAATTCGCTATAAAAAAGTAGCCGTGTAATATTTTACATGGCAACATTTTATAATGTCACGGGCTATCAAGGTGACTATTTACAATTAACATTAAATTTAAAAGATAGTAATGGAGCAGCGCTTAATTTAAGTGGCTATCAGGTAAGAGGTCAAGTTCGCGCTAGTTACGGCTCTACAGGAGTTTTATTGGATTTAAATCCAACCATAACTAACTTGTTATCTGGAACTATGGCTATTAATATTAACTCATATATATCTGCAGATATTCCAATATCTGATCATGTTTATGATATTGAAAGATATCCATCTGGAATATTAACTGGAAATAGTATCAAACTAATGCGAGGAAAGTTTACAATTTTACCAGAAGTAACGAGATAAAATTATGGCAGATATTAATGTAGATGTTAATTTGCCAAGTGCGATAAGCGTTGATATAACATCGCCAACACAAATTTTAGCTACTAATATTTCAATTCCTGGGCCTCAAGGACCAGCCGGAATTCAAGGACCAAGTGGTGCAGTAGGCCCAAGTGGAGCGATTGGACCAACTGGTGCTACTGGACCAAGTGGAATTGTAAATACAGGACAATTTGATCTTAGATATTATTCTATTACTAATCCTAGTGGGTTTATTTCTGGTAATTTATCTCTTTATGCAACAACAACTGATTTAGCATCAACTGGATCTACTTTAAATACTTCAATAAATAATTTAAGTGGATACGTTACTGGAACGGACTCAACATTTACCATGAATCTAGCTTCGACTGGTTCGACGTTACAAACGAATATCAATAACCTAAGCAACACCTACGCTACTACTTCGAATGTTGCTTTGACTGGTTCGACGTTACAAACGAACATCAATACGTTAACAACGAATGTTGGTTTGACTGGTTCGACGTTACAAACGAATATTAATACGTTAACAACGAATCTTGGTTTGACTGGAAGTACGTTAAACACAAACCTTGCG